GAAAGGTTATCCACCGAGATGAATGGAAACGTATCGCCAAGGAGCGTGGTGCAATATTGACAACATTGGGATATCGCGAAAACGCATGGAGTGACGTATGAGAGATAAGATATATTTTGTCGACACTCCCGATGACAGTCTTTGGTTCGGTTCATTACAAGAGGCGAAAGATGAGTTTGTCTTCAACCACATAGAAGTCTCCCACACTGAGAAAGTAGAGATAGAGTGGACCAGCGAAGACACTGCCACATTTGTCACCAGCGTCGGAGAGTATCGTCTGCGAACCATGGGAATTGTTGGTTGACATATCAATCCGTTTGAACGATAATAGAGTCCATACTCGAGGAGTTACATGGGAACTGAAATAATACTGATCACATATGAGGGACAAGAAGAGTCCCCGTACAAAAGGCAAGCACCTTCATACTCTGCTGCCTTGGAGATGGTCGAGAAACTCGAGCAAGAGTATCCCGACCGTAAATGGAACATTGAAACGAAGGACGTATCATGAAGAAAAATCAAATACCAACCAAAGAACTGGTCATCGGTCATATGAAGACTGGCATCGTAAACTTCAAATTCGAGAAGAAGAACGGTGAAATCCGTGAGATGAATGGCACGTTGCTAAACACTGTCATCGCGCCACTACAACACAAAGAGACTTCCCCAAACCCACCATCAAACTCCGCTGACCTTGTTGTCTGCTGGGACGCTGATGCTGCTGGTTGGAGGTCTTTTAACCTGAGCACATTGACCGAATATAACGGGAAAGCGTAATGAGTGATATGGACCACCTCCTGACTCCAGCGCAGAAACGCGCCAAGAAGAAGGAAGAGAAACAAGCAGCAATGCTCGAACAGATGGGTGTTGCTCCTCGTAAACCAACCAAAGTGAAGAGGACTCGCAAACCGATGTCCCCTGAGCAGAAAGCAGCAGCAGTTGCAAGGTTGGCAGCAGCACGAGAGAAGAAGAACGCAGGCAAGGCACCTAACTGCCACCCTGACGTTGCTGCTCTCGATGACTCACATCCGCTGAGTTACAGAAACACCAAGGTGATACTCAAAGATTGGCGAGATAAACTGCGCGCAATGCGTGATCAGAAAGATTCTAAAGACACAAACCTTCGACGTGAGTATCAGGTCGCAGAGGCATATGTCAAGAACCTCGCAATCTACATCAAGGACGGTATCTACCTTGACCACAAGTATGGTGCAAATAGAGAAGGAACTATGAACATCATATCAATAGTGAATGCGTACAACCCTGATGGGTCGATCAAGCGCACACTGGGCACGTTCTACCCTGACCTCGACGAAGTCTGGACAGAAGAACTTGCCGCAGAGTACAGATAGGGAATATTATGGAAAGTGAAGACAACAAGTTGGTCGGGATAACCCGTCCGACTTTCAACGCAGTTGTAGAGTATCTTATGTCGCAACCATACGGTGAGGTCTTTGCATTGGTGCAAGAACTTCAACAAGGTGCGCAGATAATTACAGTTGCAGAAAAACCAGAGGAGAATTCAGATGACTGAAGAAGTCAATCCTTCACTGGAGTTTCTCACCAAGTCGAAGTTCAGCAAACTGGTTGAGAAAGCAGTTCAAGAACACCGACTGTCGTACATCGATGCAGTCATTCATTGCTGCGAAGAAAATAAGATAGAAGTCGAAGACTCCCGCAAGTATGTGTCAACTGTCATCAAGGCAAAGTTGGAAGCAGAAGCGATGAGTCTTAATTTCCTAGAGAAGTCAGCAGAGTTACCATTTGATTGATAATCATTTGTTGACATCTCATCTTGGATGCTTATAATAGAATGTCTGGTTGAGGAAACAATCAGGCATTTTTAACACACACACACATAAGGAGACATTTATGTCTAGCAACAAAACTCCATTCGAACTCAGGTTCGATATCTTCAACGAAGCAAAAAGCGTACTCTGTGAGCAATACTACAGTGAACGAGAAGATATACTTTCTCGTCACCAGATTGAGACAGAAGCGGGAAGCAAACCTGAATTACCAGAACTACCATCATACCCATCTTTTTCTGAGATCAGAGATATGGCACAGCGTATAAACACGTTCGTGTCTGATGGCAAATAATAATCATCTGTTGACATCTGAATCCCGTTCGGTTATTATAGATACTCTTGGCGCATACTGCCAAGGATGCCCGACTAATACTGTCGGGCAAATACAACCATACTTCAGCAATATAAGGATCCAATATGGATATTAGTAAATTAAAATCACGTCGTTATGACATCAACAAACTCGTCTCTGCTGCACAAGAAGCAGGTGGCGGTGATAAAACCGATCGCAAAGACAATCCAGATATCTGGAAACCAACTGTAGACAAAGCGCAGAATGGTTATGCTGTCATTCGATTCCTCCCTTCTGAAAACGAAGTGCCTTGGGTACGATACTGGGACCACGGTTTCAAAGGACCAACTGGCAAGTGGTACATCGAGAAGTCACTGACTTCCCTCGGCAACCAAGACCCTCTTGGCGAGTACAACACCAAACTGTGGAACTCTGGCAACGAGGAAGACCGCGAGACTGTTCGTAAGCAGAAGCGTCGACTTCACTACGTCTGCAACATCCTTGTTGTATCTGATCCATCTGCCCCTGAGAACGAAGGCAAAGTCTTCATGTTTCAGTTCGGTAAGAAGATCTTTGATAAGATCCAAGACATGATGTCACCTCAGTTTCCAGGTGAAACTCCTGTAGATCCTTTCGATCTTTGGAACGGTGCTGACTTCCAGTTGAAGATCCGTCAGGTTGAGGGATACCGCAACTACGATCGTTCTGAGTTCAAGGCACCATCTGAACTCCACGATGGAAACGAAACTGAACTGCAATCAACTATGAATGGTCTGCACGATATCAACCAGTATATCGATCCAGCAAACTACAAGTCTTTCGACGCACTACAGACTAAACTGTTTGAAGTGTTGGGTCAGACTGCACCAAGCACAATTGCTGGTGACGTTGCTATCGATAAAGTTGAAGAGGCACCTTCTGCCCCGACTGCTCGTGAACCAGAGGTTGCTGTAAGTGCTGCTGCCACTGCTGAAGAAGCAGGTGACGGTGGTGATGAGGATGCTTTCTCATACTTCCAGAAGTTGGCCAACGCTGACTAACATCTAGATCTGTTCGATTATGCAAGCACCCTGCGGGGTGCTTTTTTTATTCCTCAAAAACAGTCCTCCAATCTATATAAATAAACAGTATGGATGAGAACCAATTCGAAATATATAAGCAACAACTCGAAGCAGACGGACTGGATGCTAACACAAAGGCATCCCGAGATTGGTTCCTTGACAAGATGGACGAGATCAGCAACATCGATGTCGACCGAAATAAGATGAAGAGGCAGTTGCCAGTTGCAGCAAATTACTTCATCGGTAGGATGTACATGTTCTTCTACAAACCGAAGAACAGACTGGAGTTGAGATACTACGACAGGTTTCCATTGGTCATAATGTTGGAGCAGTATAAGGAAGGGTTCCTTGGACTCAACCTTCACTACCTCCCGATAGACCTGCGGCAACGGTTGTATTACAACCTACTCAACCGAGCAACATCACAGGTAGAGAACTTCAACAGTAAGACGAGGTTGAAGATCAACTATGATTACTTGTTGGGCAAGTCTTTCCTGAAGGCACACAGACCTTGTATCAAGAGGTATCTGTACAGCAACATAATTGGCAGGGTTGCAAATGTTCCTGCCAACGAATGGGAAGTGGCAGTGCACCTCCCAACAGCACACTTCAAGAAGGCAACCTTGAGCAAAGTGCATAAAGAGAGCAGGATAATGGCAAGGAAACCGATATGACATCAATATTTCGCACAGACGCTCTGCGCGGTATAATCGAAGACCAAGGAGGCATGGCATCAAGCAATCGTTTCCGTGTCCACCTACCAAACCTTGCTGGAACGCTGAAGGCAGATGGCACCAAAGCACGAGACATAGGTAGCAGGAAAGATTTGTCGGAACTCTGTACTTCTGCGAGACTTCCTGGAAAGACCCTGTCCGTTGCTGATAGGACTATTGGCATGGAACAAATCAAAGTCGCCAATGGTTACACCCTCTCTGATATGAACCTGACTTTCTATTTGACGAATGCATACACTGCCCGAGAATATTTCCAAGAGTGGATTGATTGTATAATATCTCCAACCCCACCATTCACAGCAGGGTTCCACTCAAACTACGCCAAAAGTCTCACGATAACGCAATTGGATAAAGTGGGAGAAAGTGTACACAGTGTTGAATTGATTAAGGCATATCCAACATCCATGGCAGAGATAGAACTAAATAACCAAGCACAGACTGCTGCGCAAGAGTTGACTGTATCATTGACATACTCGAATTACCTTGTTAAATAATTGAACTGGAGTTTATTATAATGGCATTACCCAAGATTAACGAAACGCTGAATTTTAATATGACAATCCCATCAACGGGACAGCGCGTCAAATACCGACCATATTTGGTCAAGGAAGAGAAATTACTGCTACAAGCATTTGAGTCAAAGGATATGCAGATGTGTTTGTCTGCTATGTCAGACACACTAAGTGCCTGCTTGGATCCGAAAGCAAACATCGTGGTAGAGAAACTCGCCACGTTTGATATAGAATATATGTTCACACAGATACGTGCAAAGTCGGTTGGTGAAACCTCTGACATTATTATTTCGTGCAACATCGCAGAATGCGGGGAACAAAACAAGTATGTTGTTGACCTCGAAGCACTGAACGTCAGCGCACCTGTAGGCAAGAATGTGGTTGTTATAACACCAGAGATCTCCGTTGAGATGAAGTATCCGACATATGAGACTGTGATTACACAAGGCACCAGCAGCAAAGAGACAAAGAGCGAATCAGCAATGGAAGTTCTTGCTGGTTGTGTTGGTGCTGTTCTGACTCAGGATGAAAGAATTGATGCATCAGACCAACCCAAAGAAGAAATGGAAGAGTTTGTTGGTAGTATGACAGCGCACCAATTGAAGGGCATGACAGACTTTTTAGAAAATATGCCTGCATTGAAACACGAGGTGAAATTCGATTGTAAGAAGTGCGGAAAAGAAAACAGCGTGGTGCTGAAAGGGTTATCTGATTTTTTCTGATAACCCTGTCCCACGATAACCTTGTAAACCATTACAAGACCAATTTCGCTTTGATGCAACACCATAATTATAGTTTGACGGAGTTGGATAACATGTTACCGTGGGAGAGGGCAATCTACATTGCGCTACTCACTCAGTATATAAAAGAAGAAAACGAAAAAATAGAAGCGAGAAAGGCGGCACGATAATGGCAGACAGTATCCTGGAAGGTGTATCACAAGAGTTGGTTCTATTCAATAGCAACCTTCCTGCTTTGATGGACGCGCAATTCGAGACTATCGAAGGTACGTTCGAGAGTCTGAAAGAAGTCAATGGCACTTCGATGGATTTAATGTCAGAGACTCTCTTGCGCATTGAAGGAATCCTGTTGTCTTTCTTGGACGTGATACCTGCCAGCATTGAATCTGCCAGTCAAAACCAAATCGCTAATGCGCTCGACCTCTCAGATGCTGAACTGGACGCAGAGGAACTTGCCAAGAAAAAGAAAAAGAGGAGCAAAGACCCTGACAATGAGAGTGGTAGTAAATTCATATCTGCTTTCAACAAAGGCAAGAAAGATAAAGAAGGAGAAACCGGAGAAGACCTGCTTGATAGCATCTTTCCTATTTCTGCGATTATGGGTAGTCTGGGTGGAGCATTTGCAATACTGACG